TAGATTTGGAAGAGAAGAATGGATATGATTGAAATAGTATTCGCAATGATGATGATACAGAACGGTGATAAAGTATTAGAGTATGTACCGACAGGTGGTATGGCTGATTGCCTAGAACAAAAGAGAATTGTATCAAGACAGATAGGTGAAGAACAAGAAGGTATAACTGTAAAATGTGAGAGAGTTAAGGCAGAGTTAGAAAATGATATGGGTCGTTTAAGAATAGTAAAAATAATTAACGATTCTTAGTCCACTTAGTTCTTTCTTTCTTGCCTGTTTTAATATCATCCCATTCTCTTTGTACCCATGCTGGATCTACACCAGCTAAATGACATACCATATTAAAATCTTGAGATGAAGTCTCTAACCAAGTACGAGCAAGATTAACATCATTTGCCCAAGGCACTCTATGCTTAGCTTTCTTCTTACGCATATGACCATTACCATCTTTCTCATAGTAATACTCTATAGGTATCTCACGACAAGCATCAGTAAACTGCTGTGCTATAACTGCTACCCATAGATCTTGCTCTGGTGTTGTCATTGACTCATCTTCTCCTTTATTTTTTCTAGATATACAACAGCATCTAATAATTCTTCCTGTGTATCTGTTATCCAATCTATCAATGGTTTCTGTGCAGTACGCATAGTATTACCATACTTTATGATACCATCATTAGATCTATCCAACATACGCATACAAATTTTTTTGACCAGTGGGTCTGTCATATAGCACCACTTTTAAATAAAGTTTGAAACTGAGAACATAATGTTTGGTTATCTTCTCTGTGAAAGTTATTGCGTAGTGTTTTATGCTGCGCTTGTTGTATCGCTTTGAGATGTTCTTTGTATTCTTTAGTTTGTCTAGCCCAATGTTCTTTCATTGAACCAGATAAATCAGACGGAGCTTTGAATACCTGTTCAGCAAGTACAGTCTTAAGATATTCTTTGACTGCTGCATACTGAGAAGCCTCTAGTGCATCACGATCCTCATTGTCAAAGTTTTGCTGTAAGGCTTTTTCCATAGCCTCTTGTGATATGATAGTCATTATGATCCTTTCTTAAAATGGTTTTTCGTCTAGCTCATCCCAAGTTTTATCTTGATTCATTTCTTTACCAAGTGATTGAAGTTTCTTTCTGGTTTCCATAGCTTTCTCATAAGCTGTAATACCATGACCAATCCACCTAGCTATTTCGTCAGCAGTATCTTTAAACTGTACACCCTTATCGTGGTGTAACTGACAAACTAATTCTGTAATACGACCAGCTAATCCAACAGCAATCATACCGATTTCTTTTTCGGTAGGTTGTGGAGCAGACGCAGGTGTTACTTGTCCACCAGCATCATCATTGATATCTTTATCTGCTGCTTCTACTTTATATGCAGTTGCATTACCATTTCTTTCTGGTCCATAACTTACTTTAACTCTTGCACCTACGCTAGTTTCTGGATCAAACTTACAATAGAACTTAATCTTTGTTCCGCTTTGATCTAATACGACAGGCATAAACCATTGATCTTTACCTGGTTTAGGTGGTGATAGATAATCTACCGTACCCACTGATGTATTCATTTCCATATATTTCTCCTTTTTAATTGTTCCAATTCTCTTTAGCATATTTACGATCCTCCTCAGACCATTTAAATCCATCTGTATTTAATGGAATCATCTTCTTAAATGTTTTTATATTTGGTACTGTCTTCATAAATAACTCTAAAGATTCAAACGAATTTATCATAGTTTCGTAATTTCTCATAACAGTTTCTTCATCCAATTCGAATACTGCTGACTTCTTATGTGAGGCATAGACTAGTGTAGCTGGTTTACCTATGAGTACAGAGTACAAAGACTGCTGCCTTACATGATCATCTCTTGGTTTAGATGGTACAGCTAATGTAGCCTTAGTATCTACGATCATATGTTCCCATTCAAAGTCAGTTACAGTAGTGATAGGATGCTCTAAATTGGACAAGGAGTGACGTCTATAGCGTTGGAAGAGGTTAGGTACTCCAAAATCAGGAAAGTGTTCTATGATAGCGTTTTGAAGGTTTATGGCTATACTGCCTACTTTGTCTGTTTCATCGTGCCATTCACCCTGAAACTGGTTAACCATATGATTAGTAGAATGTTCAACTATATCTTTATCAGATCTATTGAAGAATAAACCCAAGGCACAACCGAACTCAGCTGAATGACCCATACCCATACGAGGTGTGGTTTCAGACTCTACACCCATAAGGTTTCTATATATCCACAATGATGGATTATTGTACCAGTCATTACCTCTACTAGCACTATGTCTGTAGTCGTGTATTTTCATTTGTAATCCTTTCTCGAATAACTTATATTTTTTATATGTCTAATTACGACCAACCTTTTCCTAATTATAATAGAGAAATAATCGTAACTCAACCAAATAAAAATAAACCTGCACACATTGTTAACATACGAGAATCAAGTATTGAGACAATGTATTACAAGAAACATATAGATGCTATACAGTATCAAGCAGGTAGTATCTTCCGTAAAAAATGGGAGATGTCTCAACTTATTTCTAAACCTGAAGTAAAGGTAAGAGTAGATCAGTCTATCAATATGTCTGTACCTGATGCTAAGTTAGATGCTATGAATGATCTTAACAGATTATACTATCAAATAGGACAGAAATCTTACGATATACTTGAATATGTTTGTGGTTTAGGTCATAGTCTTAGACAACTTAATAATAAATTTCACTTTCCAAGATCGTATGGTGGTCATAGATTCAGAGAATCTCTTGATGAAGCAGCCATATTCTACGGATTAAAAGACAAAGGCAACACTATTCGTGGCAATAAGAAACGCTAAGCATCTTAAAAATGTTAGGGAATATCCCTGTTCTTATTGTCGTACCGACCAAGATATACAAGCACACCATCTTACTCATATCAAACCTAACGGTATGTCCATGAAGTCTGATGATTGTTGGGCAGTACCACTCTGTCCTATGTGTCACTACCATTTACATCACTATGGAGAACGTAGATTCTGGAGAGAACGCAACCTAGAACCTAGTATCTATGCGGCAATATTATACCAGAAAACACTTGACAAGTGATGTTCAATAACTTACTAATCGTGATATAATTGCAACAGGTGTATCAAAAATGAAACAAAACAAACACTTAACAACATCTGATTCGTATAAAGAATCTGTAGATATAGAGCAACTTACTCGTTCTGTTAAGAGTAGTCTTAACTGTCCTGATAAGATAGCTCGTGCTATTGCTGGACTAATCTCTGCAAAAATATATCTTGAACTTGTTTGTAAAGAAGAAGACTATCAAGACTACTTAGTAGAACTTGAAGAACAAATTGATATGCAGAATGAAAAAGAAACACTCCATTGACGGTAAGAAAATAAAGGTACATTGTACCGATATTAAAATAGAACTTACTGACCCAGACTTTGCAGATGATAATCTTACAGATTGTTACGGTCACTTCCTCAAGCGTAAGAACCTAATACAAATTAACAAAGGTCTATCAGATATTGACGAGGCTAACACGACTCTACATGAACTGATGCATTGCATAGCTTGGTTGACTAATGAAACAAACGAAGGTGCATTAGCTAATGACACAGCAGAAGAACGAGTAGTTAATAACTTTACCAACTATCTGATTGGCATCTTCCGTGAGAATAAATGGCTGCTTGATTATTTCAAAGAAAGATTATAGCGAGAACCAATACCTAGTTAACTCATAATATGCATTCGGATTTACATGGTTCTCTATTGGCTATTTTCTCTTTAACACCACCAGGACATAACTTAGTCAGACATCTTCTGGTTGATACTAATACTAGTAGGTGTGTTTTAGTCTGATACCAAATATTTTACGAAAGAGACATAAGCTGGTCAGCCTTGCGTGCTTATTCCTTTACTATAGTCTAGGCATTCATATGCCTCTTTCTATCCATTGATCGCTGGAATATTATTTATCAGGTAAAGCTATCTTGCTATAACCTAATTGTATGTTTGCTTTCTTATTTAATACATGACCAATAGTCTTGAACAACTGTTCAGTCTCAGATCCTGCTGACCATATATAATCTTGAAGCTCTTGATGTACTGTATCAAGATGTAATAAAGCCTCACCCTCTGGTGTCTTTTTAAATTCTTTCTCAATAACATCATTGGCTAAAGTTTTTAATTTACTTTCTATTGCAGCGTAATCAGCATCGCTATAGAAATGTGCTGAACTACCTTGATCTTTATACATTTGAGAAACAACATCTTTCATATTCTGAATCATTTCATGATAATCTTTTTCTAATTGTTTTAGTTTCTCTAACTTCTTATCTAGTTTTACTTTCTTCAAGAACTCTGGAAATAATTTCTTAGCTTGTTCTGTTTTCTTATCAGCTAATTTTAATTCGAATCCTTGTTTCTCATTACGAACAAGATCATCTACTCTTTGAAGTAAATACTCTCGTTGCTTTTCTGACATTCTACTCATTGTTCATCCTTTCTTTCTTTATTGTTTTTATTTCATCATACTTATCTTGAACTAAAATATGTATAACTTTCTTTTTTGTTAGACCAGTATTTAAACAAATGTAATCTAACCAGTCTGTTAACTGAGCGTGTTCTTTTGGAGTTACATTGATTGAAAAATACTTCCAACCATTTTCTTTTGGATTGTTTTTTACAAGACTAACAGTTGCATTATGAAATCCTTCTGTAAGTTTTTTACCTTGATTTTTATTCATTAATAGGTTCCCTTTCTACGAGAGCTGCTGTACCAAGTATAGTAGGTTCCATTGTCATTCTTTCTTCATGGTCTAACCAATCAACAAAGTATTTAGAAGCAATTGGATTTAGTGTAGGTAAATCTTTTAATCTACCTTCCTCATCAATATATAAATCATAGTTCTTATCATTGTATCTTGCACCAGTTATTTCTATTAAGTTACAACCTAGATGTTTATACATACCGTTGTCACCATCAAACTTTGGTCCATCAGTACCTTCAACAACTACATCTTTTATTCTACCATCAGTATAGATTATTGTTACTTTATATTTATTCATATTGTTTCCTTTCTTTGTAAGCGGTGACAACTACCCCAGTACATAGGAATATTGTAGAAGAAAGTAATTGTCACCTATCAAGATGGGAAAGTAAATAACAAAAACCCATCAAGAATATATTATATGTACTTAGGTTTAGCTACAACACTAAACGCAACTTTAGGATCATCAACATAGTTCTGTGCTTCTTCTGTACTAATCATCTTATTGATTTCAATCATCAATGAATTAGTAACTTGAATCGGCATATAACCTTTGATCCCAGAGTGTACAGGTTTACCAGTTGAAGTATCCCAATCATTTACTGGATATACTTTTATGTAAACCTCTTGATCCATATCTGGATTAATTATTGGATTGCTCATAGTTATCTCCTTTCTATCCTATTTTAAAACCTTGATCTGATTCCTCACAGAAATCAGCAAATTCTTGTAGTAATTCTAAATCCATTGGATAACTCGCATTAGAATTATGTCTTATCTTATGATACATAACATCCCATAGTTCTTTCTCTTTGACTGGCAAATTATTACCACAAGTTGCACCTTGTTCTTTTGTCCAATCATCTAATGCTTTCATCAATACTTCTTCTGCTTTCACCTCTTTATCTCTATTCTTTTCATAGACATCAATCAGTTCTTTTATTGTACCATCATCTATTAATGATTGTAATCTGGTAGCCAACATTATACTTTTAGCTCCATCAATCTTAACAAAGTCATTGTAATTACCACGCTTAATTTCTTCAGCATCAAGTATGTCATCACAAAACTCAGTTACTATTTTCCAGATAGGTCTCCAACCCCAGACATTAGATCTGAAGTATGTCTCACCTTTCTGTTTATTCTGTCCAAATAAATCAAAACCCATAGTTATTTCCTTTCTGTTAATACCACCAGTCTTTGATTGACCAGAGGAATGAGTTTAAATTAGCAGCACACATCTGCCAAAAGTTTCTACCATAATTCCATACATCTAATAGACTTGTCAAAGTTAATATAGCTATGATAAAAAGTATTCGTGTATAGTCTCTTGGTTTATTTTTCTCTGCTTCTTGTAATCTCTTGTATGCTATGTATTGATGTAGCTCGTCAAGTTTCTTATCTCGCCATTTAATTTCAAACTTATACAAATTTCTTTCTTCATCATTCATCAATGCTCCGTTAATGATTTTGCACAAGGATTGTGTCGTAACTCAAAATTAAATATATCCTGAATCTCATCCTTGGTAAAATAAGTTGTTACTGTTTCATTCTTTAATAGAATCTCTATCGCTTTATCTTCTGTTATATTATCATTACGACATTCTTCTATCGCTAAATCCAAAGCTCTTTCAGCTTCGTCATAGCTTGTCTTCTTTGTGATACCCATTACTTATCCTTAAACTGTGATTCAAACATTTCAAAATCTTCTTTGTAATCTATTGATATCAAATTGATCTTTGCAAGTGCAGTTGTATGTGATATCTGATCATCATAATAATCATCTAGTATCTTTACAATCTGATCCATCCATTCATTAGGCATAATTATTCCTTTCTAATTTACACTAATAGAATATCTATTAGCCATTGGTTTAGTTCCGAAGTGAGCAGTCCACCAATCTATCCATAAATCTTCTAATTGATCTCTTGTCATTCTAGCTTTTTCAAGATCATAAGTTTGAGCTACTGGATTAGTATTACCCTCACATATAATATAATATACTGGAGTTTTTTGTTTATTACCAACTTTTAATTCTGTTACTTTATTCATCACTGTATCTCTTAAATTCATTTATCATATTTAATAGTGCCTGATTTACTAGTGCATTCTTCTTGCAGTTAAGTGCCTTACATATAATATCTAACTGTATATTTATATCATAAGGAATAGCTAGTGTATGATAATGTTTCTTTTTACTATCCGATTTTGTATCTACTAAATCATCAAAGTTCATGGTACTATCCTTTCTTTTTATAACGAGAGCCACGACAATACTGTTATATGAGATCTCTCCAGCTTAAAGCAATCCTTGCTTTCCTATTGTCGTGAAGGCGTATAGACTCAACAGTCTATATCTTCTACCTCTCTGCTCTCTCCCCTAGGATGTCTCCTAGAATATTTAAATATATTAAAGGTTGGGTAGGATTTAAACCTTCATCTATTTCCAGTATCCTACCCAGCCCATTAGTTATTCAGTAGTCGGTATTGTAACTGAACCTTCCAGATATTTATCTGAAGCTCCAGCCCATACTGCTACTCTGTGAACAACACCTTCTGAGTCTCTGAAATATCCAGAGTACAGAGGCGCATTCTCATTCTCAGATACTACCTTATACAGATTGATTCTATCATTCTGCTTTGGAGCATACTGATCATCACTTGCAAATGCTACTGTTCCCAATAACATTGCAATCATAACAACTATAGTTTTCATAGATCTATCCTTTCTGTTGTTGTTAATCTTTTACTACTTGATTGTGAATATCATCAATTTGAAATCTTAAGATCTCTATCTCTGCTTCACACCAACTAGCATATATATACTTACTATGTATAACAGTAATTATGACTAAACATACCACAACTATTGTCATAATAAAAGTATTTAATAAGTTCATAATAATACCTCGCATATAAACATCACTAAATTTGTAGTGTCTACATCATACACACAATCAAACTTGGTAAATAATTCATTAGACTTTTCAATGATATAGCTATCATCGAACATCCATATCTCATATTCTCCCTGTGTCCATAGCTGTTGTCCATATCCATCACAGTTAAAGCTATGTTCTCCACATGGATCCATCTGTTTATATTCACTCATAATATTCCTTTCACTCTACTGATTATAACCATAACCCCCTAGATATAAAAAAAGCTCCCAGACCTGTAGTAGATCTGAGAGCTAGTTTGATTACTTCTTGATAGATAGTAACCCTTTTGATTCAAGTTCTTTTGATACCTCATCAATCTTCGATTGAGTATAAGTAATAACTTGATTAACACTTTCTTTAGATTTTACATTAGATTTCTTAGTATAACTAAGAGTCCATCCTGTACTCTCAGCAAACTTTTCAATCCTATCTTTGATCAATTCATTGTGAGTTCTCTGATCATTTAACTCCTCAATCCTAGTACTTCTAAACATCAAAGCTGTTTCATAGAAGTCTAGATTAGTAGTCTGATACTCAGATTGTAACTCATGTATTGATAGCTTGTTGATAGAGCTAGTCTTACCATTAGCATTTGGATTACCATTTACCAATAGATTAATCTGATCAATAGCAAAGTTCATACCATTACAAGCTGCATAGTATGCACTGTTACAAGCTAACTGTCCTAGAGTCAAAGACTTCCTAGTAGGATTACTCTCCATACATTCATTATGTAAGTTCATCCAGTATTCCTCAATGATCTCATATACCTTGTTAGTTTCATTAATCATAATTTTATCTCCTTGTTATTTAATTCAATATACTTAGTAATCGTATATCTTACAAAGCAGTAACACATGAAGTCATCTTCCGAGCGAAGAAGCGAAGGAAGGCAATCACCGATTGAGTCTCCGTAAACAAGCGAAGCGGAGCGTAGCGTTAAGTAACTGACTTGACCATGTGGTACAATTAGTAATAGATATAGATTCGTACCCATATTCGTGTCGTTGCGTACCGCAAAGTAAAAGGTAGAGGAGAGAAAAGATAACGATACCAAGCACATAAATGAGATCGGAAAGGGTTGGCGGAGCCAACTCCACCCCATAATCACAACAAGGGGGGTTTTAGAACGGTATGGGGCGTAATAATATATGCATAGGCAGTAAATATATATAGGAGGTATGCAAAGAAAGTGTTGACATTGAAGCGATACTTAACGATATTCAAAGGGTGGGGGGTTTGTTAGATCCTTTCTGTACCTCCCACACTACAAAGGATGAGAACAATCACAGAAGATATATTATCTTGGTCTATTGAGCATATAGAGAAAAAGCATGGACAGTTTCCCATATGCCCATACGCCAAACAAGCCAGACTCAACAATGAAATAAAGATTGTAGAGGTTGAGAAGGCAGAGGACTTCCTGAGAGAGGTAATTAGACAGGCAGGGGGTTTGCATCAGAATCGCTTAAAATTGATCGTTATAGCGTGTTCTGATATGGAGATGACCCCAGATACCCTACACGACTATGTTCATGCTCTAAACCACGTTTATGTGCCTTTAAACACCTATCTAATGCCATCGTACCCTGAAGATGAGGCTGAAGACTTCATGGATGGGGATTGGGAGCCAGACAACGAATTCTTTATGGTACTTATCCAGCCATTTAAAGAACTAGAAGATGCCTCGGCAGCTCTAGATAAAATTGGATACTATAATAACTGGAGTCAGGAATACTATTCTGACACCGTACTCAAACGACAATCATATAGGAGATTATATTATGAGACAAATGAAGAACATGAAGAAAAGAGCCAAGAAAAAAACTATGAAAAAGAAAAAGAACATGCGTAAAGTTAAGGGTATGAAGTAATGTTAACTAAAAAACAAAAAACATTACCTAAATTCTTACAAGATAAGATCATGGAGTCCAAGAATAAGGACAAAAAGAACCCTGATCGCTTAGTTCAAAGGAAAAATAAGAAGTTTTATGGCTAAAAAAACGAAAAAATCAGGCGGATCACCTAAACCTAAGAACCCTGCACTCTATTCTAGGGTAAAAGCAGAGGCTAAAAAGAAATTTAAGGTGTATCCTAGTGCATATGCCAATGCTTGGCTTGTAAAAACCTATAAAAAGCGTGGCGGCAAGTACTAGTGGCTTACAAAGGTGGGCTACGCAAGTGGTTCAAAGAGGATTGGCGTGATGTCAAGACTGGAAAGAAGTGTGGTCGTAGTGGCAAGAAGGACAAAGGGAGACCTTACCCTGCTTGTAGACCCAAAAAAGTAGCTAGTCGTATCTCAAAGAAAGAAGCTAGTAAAAAAACTGGACCAAAAAGAGTCAATTGGTCTGTAACAGCATCAGGAAGAAGGAGGAAGAATGGCAAGAAGACGAGATAAGATGCCTCCTAGAAATAAAAAGAACTTCAGACCTACAAAGTCTGGAGCTGGTATGACTAAGGCAGGAGTAGCTGCGTACAGACGAGCTAATCCAGGTAGTAAATTAAAGACTGCTGTAACAGGCAAAGTAAAAAAAGGCAGTAAAGATGCCAAAAGAAGAAAGTCATTCTGTGCTAGAAGTGCAGGACAAATGAAAAAATTCCCAAAGGCTGCAAAAGACCCTAACTCTAGATTGAGACAGGCAAGACGCAGATGGAAATGTTAAGGAGAGAATATGTCAGTTAAATTAGTTACTGTTGATAATGATACTGTTGAATTGAAAGACAATAAAGTTGTTGGAAAAGATTCTAGATTTGATGGTATGGATGTCAAAACAAATGCAGATATCATGAAAGTATTTGGTGTTAAGCCAGGTGTTAACCTAGCTGACTATCAAATGAACAGAGTACCAAGACAAAAGAATTTACCTAATTCAATGTTTTATGGTGATGCTGGTGAAAGAGAACTATACATGAACGCTGTAAGAGTAATGCGAGGTGAGATCAAAGGACCAAGAGCAGAACAAATAATGACAGCATTTGAAGGTCAGTTCGGTCAGGGTGCTATGGATAAACTAAGACAGGATGCACTTAAAGGTTCACCAACTGAACAGAAGTTATTTCCTATGTTGGATGCCATGAAGTTAGAAAGTTTCCGTGATAGATTTCCTGAAGCAAAACAAATTAAACCACCAATGCCTAACTATGGAGCTATGATACCTAAATATCCAGAAGGTGGACAAATGAAATATCCAACAGGTGATACTATACAACCAATGTTTAGACCAGGAGTAGATCCTATGGGGATGCCAACATATCCTGCAAGACAAAATAAATTTCCAGGAATGACAATGGGTCCAAAACAATTAAATAGAATGCTTATGGCAAATATGATGGGATTGTTAGCATAATGGCTAGACCTAAAGGAATTAAAGCAGGAACAAAAGCAGAACGCCTAGCAGCAGAACTAGGCAAAGGACAAACTACACCTCTCAAGTATATGTTGAATATGTTGAATAATCCTAAAGTATCTATTGAAAAAAAGATGTGGGCAGCAAAGGAAGCTGCACCATTTGTACATTCTAAACTAGCATCAGTTAATAAAACTATTTCAGGAGATGAAGATAAACCTATTGCAGTTACAATAGGATGGCGTAAAAAGAAATAATGGAAATAGAGATTCCTTACGAGCCAAGACCTTTACAGGAAAAGATACACAATGAATTAAAACGATTTAATGTTTTAGTTTGTCATAGACGATTTGGTAAAACAGTATTGGCAGTAAATCATTTAATTATGACTTGCTGTGAAAAACCTAATTCTAGATTGGCGTATATAGCACCAACATATCGCCAGGGTAAGGCAGTCGCTTACGACTATTTAAAAGAATATACAGAACCCTTAATGAAACTTGGTGGAAAGCGTCACGAAACAGAACTCAAAGTAGATCTTTGGAATGGATCTAGAATACAAATCTTTGGAGCAGACAACCCAGATGCACTTCGTGGTTTAGGATTTGATGGAGTAGTGTTGGATGAGTTTGCTCTCATGTCACCTCGGACTTGGTCAGAGATTGTACGACCTGCAATAGCAGATAAACTTGGATATGTTATATTTATTGGAACGCCAATGGGTCATAATCATTTCTGGGAAGTATATGATCTTGCTAAAAGACGAGGTGGTGATTGGTATGCTGAGTTATATCGAGCATCAGAATCAGAAGTTATATCTGAAGATGAACTTGAAGAAGCTCGACTTACAATGCCTGAAGATCAATACGAACAAGAGTTTGAAGTTTCATTTCAAGCAGCAGTAAGTGGTGCATACTATGGTAAGCAAATACAAAAGGCAGAAAGAGAAGAACGAATTACTGATGTTGATTACGATCCTAACAATGAAGTAGAAACATGGTGGGATTTAGGTATCGGTGATTCAACAGCAATATGGTTTGCACAAAGATCAGGAACTGAAATACACCTGATTGATTATTTAGAAACATCTGGTGAATCATTAGCATACTATGTAAAGGAAATAGAAGCTAAAGGTTATAACTATGGTAGGCACATAGCACCACATGATATAACAACAAGAGAGCTGGGTACTGGTAAGTCCAGGTTAGAAGTTGCAAGAGATTTAGGTATTGACTTTGAAGTATGTCCTAAATTAGAAATAGATCATGGTATTGAAGCTGTGAGAAATAACTTAGATAACTGTTGGTTTGATAAGAACAGATGTAAATATGGTATTGATTGTTTGCGACAATACCGTAAACAGTTTGATGATAGAATGCAAACATTTAAAAATAAACCTCTACATGATTGGGCATCACACGGAGCTGATGCATTTCGCTATGGATGTTCTGTTGATGGACCAACAAGAACTGATTGGGCAAGACCAATGTATGTAGATACTAGATATATTGTTTAAGGAATTATATGGCTAAAGGAAAAGAACTAGACGAATTCGAATTGTCAGGAATATTAGGTGAACATATCAAGAACAGTTATGGATATTATTCATCTGAACTTACAGAAGCTAGACGTAAAGCTAATGAATATTATTTTGGTGAAGCATTTGGTAATGAAGTAGAAGGCAGATCACAAGTAGTATCTACAGATGTTTCTGATACTATTGAATCTATACTACCACCACTACTTAGAATATTCACAGCTAGTGATAATGTTGTAAAAGTAGAACCAGTAACACAAGAGGATGTTGCTATTTCTGAGCAAGCTACTGATTATTTAAATCATATATTTAATAAAGATAACGATGGCTTTACTGCATTGTACACAATGTTTAAAGATGCATTGCTACAAAAGAATGGTATATGCAAAGTATATTGGGATGACTCTGAAAAAGTAGAAAGAGAAACATACGAGAACTTATCTGATGATGAGTTCAATATGTTGATTGAAGAAGACGGTGTTGAAGTATTAGAACATACTGAGTACATAAGTGAAACATTTGTAAAACAAAAAGAGAAAGCTCAAAAAGAAATTGATGAAGCAGGAGATGCACTTGCAGTAGCAGATGCACAAGAACAGTTAGATGCTTTAGAAACTCCTATGATGCATGATGTAGTTGTATCTAGAACACAAACATTTGGTAGAGTTAAAATAGAACCAATACCACCTGAAGAATTTTTAATTGAAAGACAAGCTAAGTCTTTGAAAGATGCTAACTTTGTATGTCATAAAGTACCTATGACTAGAAGCTCATTAGTAGAAATGGGTTTTGATTATGATGCTGTTTATGAACTACCATCTGAAAATAAAGAACAATACAATTCAGAAAGATCTACTCGTTATAGAAATGTAGATGATGATTATGATAGAACTGTAGGAGATAGATCTACAGAAGAAATAATTATTTACGAGTCTTACATCAAAGTAGATATGGATGGTGATGGTATTGCTGAGATGAGAAAAATAACTAGTGCAGGAGATAATGGTTACACAATACTAGATAATGTTCCTGTAGATGCACATCCATTCTGTTCAATAACACCTATCATTGTACCACATAGATTCTATGGTAGATCAGTATCTGAACTAGTAGAAGATATACAGTTAGTAAAATCTACTGTACTAAGACAAGTATTAGATAATATGTATCTAACTAATAATAACAGAGTTGCTGTTATGGATGGTCAAGTTAATCTTGATGATCTATTAACAAACAGACCTGGAGGCATAGTTAGAACTAAAGCTGCACCAAATCAAGTTATGATGCCAATGCAAAATCAACCATTGAGCAATCAAGCATTTCCATTACTTACATATTTAGATACTGTAAAAGAAGAACGAAGTGGTATTACTAAATACAATCAGGGTATGGATACTGATACACTAAACAAAACTGCATCAGGTATAAATACAATCCTATCTCAATCACAAATGAGAATGGAATTAATAGCTAGAGTATTTGCAGAGACAGGTGTTAAAGATATATTTAAAAAGATATTTGAACTTATTGTTAAGTATCAAGATAAAGAACGCATAGTTAAAATTAGAAATAACTTTGTACCTATGAATCCAATGGAGTGGAAAGATCGTTGTAATATAACTATCAATGTAGGACTAGGTACAGGATCAAGAGATCAGCAGTTACAAATATTAAATGCAATCTTAGGTAGACAGTTAGAAGCTATTAAACTTCAAGGATCTGCTAATGGACCAATAGTAAATCTTAATAATATTTATAACACATTAGCTCGTATCATGGAGAATGCAGGACTAAAAGATGTAGCTGCACACTTTACAGATCCTAGAATTGGTATGCAGAATATGCGACCAAGACAGAAACAACCTACTGAATTTGAAACTGTATCAAGAATACAGACACAACAAAAAGCAGCAGAAGCTCAGATGAATTATGAGAATAGATTAAGAGAACTAGAGCTTAAATATCAAAGAATGATATTAGATTTTGAAACAAGAGCTAAAGAAATTGAACTTAAATATGCTGCTGATATTGATGAGAAAGCTATAAGACGAGCATCATTAGAACAAAAAGGTTTTAGTGATACTAATAAACAAATGCTTGACGCAGCTACTAAAAATATATTACAACCAGAACAACCAGTAAGTAGTACAACAATAGCAATAGATGTCGAACCTGATCAAAGAAAGTAGTCGAGGCGTAAAAGCTCAACAGATACTAGATAACGAATTATACAAAGAATCATTTGACGAATTAAAAAAGTCATATGAAGAAGCGATATTTCAAACTAAACCAACAGATGATAAAGCTAGGTTTTCCATATACCTGGCATATCAGATATTAGGTAAAGTTGAAAACCATCTCCGTACAGTTATGGAGACTGGTAAACTTGCAGATAAACAAATGCAAGATCTAAAAAAATAGCACCAACCATTTGGAGTGCTAATATAACACCAACCTATAAGGAGTGAATTATGGCTGATAAAGCTACTAATGTAATTGACGCTGGTAAAGTTATTGCTGGTCTAATGACTAGTGAACCTGAACCAGAACAAAAAGAAGCAACTGAAACACAAGAACCAGTTGAAGAAGCAGAAGCTGCACCTGTAGAAGAATCACAGGATGAAGAAACTGTAAACCCTAGTGACGTTCCATATATGGAGCAAGAACTAGAAGAAGAAGCGACACAAGATATTAATGAAAGTTCGGAGGAGCCTTCATATACTGTCAAAGTTGATGGTAGTGAGATGGAGGTGACCCTTGACGAACTACTTCGAGGGTATCAAAGGGAAGCTGATTACACACGCAAAACATCGGAATTGTCTTTAGAGAAATCAAAGTACAATGATTTATTGCAACAATCTCAATCAGAGATAAATCAAAAATTGTCTAAGTTAAACCAGCTAACTGGCATGGCTCAACAAGAGCTGCAAAGAGAATATAGCAACATAGACTTTGAAAAACTATATGAAGATGACCCTGTGGAAGCTGCAAAGCTAGAACACAAGATGCGTAAAAGAGCAGAGAATCTTCAACAAATTCAGAGAGAGACTCAAGAAAATCAAATGAATGAGTTTCAAAAATATATTCAAGAGCAACAAAATAAAGTTGCTACCTTGATACCTGAGTTTAATGATCCTGCTAAAGCATCAAAAATGAAATCAGATATGCGATCTTATTTAATGAAACTTGGTTATAATGATCAAGAAATAAATAGCGTATATGATTCAAGACAAGTTCTTCTTATTAGAGATGCTATGGCATACAACAAACTTAAAAAGTCAAATGTCAAAGTAACAAAGAAAGTTGCTCAAGCTCCAAAGGTTGTAAAACCTGGAGTACCAAAAACTAAAGCCGAACAAGCTGCTAAGCAAAGACGAGATAAACTAAATCATCTCAAGAAGACTGGTGGCGTTAGAGATGCCGCAAAAGTCTTTAGAGATTTTCTTTAATTAATAGGAGGCCCAAATGGCACAACCAAGTAACTTGTACGATACGTACGATACTACTGGTATTAGGGAAGATTTAGTAGATGTGATTTATAACATATCTCCTGAAGATACCCCAATACTTTCAGCGATTCCAAGAACCGCTGCAAAATCTACAAAGCATGAATGGCAACTAGATGCATTGGCTGCACCTGCTGCAAACGCAGTTATCGAAGGTGACGATGCAACTATTGATGCTATGACTGCAACAACTAGAGCATTTAACTTTACTCAGATTTCTGACAAAGTGATTGCACTTTCTGGTACTCAATCAGCTGTTGATGCAGCAGGTAGAGCTGACGAAATGGCATATCAAATCGCTAAGAAGTCGAAAGAATTAAAGAAGGACATGGAATTTGTTCTTATTAAAGGTCAAGTTCAAGCTGTCGGTGATGCATCAAACGCTAGAAAATTAGGATCAATCCCTACATGGATTAAAACTAATGGTGATGCAGGATCTGGCGGAGCTTTATCTACTGGCTCTGGTACAGACTTACCTAACTCTGGTACTGACAGAGACCTTACTGAAACAATCTTAAAGACTGTTATCAAAGAGGTTTATGAGTCAGGCGGAGAAATGGATATGTTAATTGTTCCACCATCTGTGAAACAAACTATATCTGGTTTCAACGCTAACACTACTAGATTTGGACAAGCAGATTCTAAAGTTGAGTATGCAGCTATTGATGTTTACTCATCCGATTTCGGTGATCTGCAAGTTGTTCCAAACAGAGTTATGGCAACAACAAGTGAGAGTAATGCTTTCCTTATCCAAAGAGATATGGTTGCAGTAGCTTACCTAAGAGACTTTTCAGTCGCTGATCTTGCAAAGACTGGTGACTCTGAGAAGAAACAACTCTTAGCTGAGTACACACTTGAAATGAGA